CAAACGTAATAATCCCGGCTCTAACTTAAAGACAGCCGTTACAGAGAGTAAGCCGAAAGGTAAAAGAGCTGCTAGACGCAAGTCGTATTGTGCGCGTTCAGCAGGGCAAATGAAGCAGTTCCCGAAAGCTGCTAAAAACCCCAATTCAAGGCTACGTCAAGCACGTAGGCGTTGGAAATGTTAGGAGAAGTACAATGGCTACACCCGCAGAAACACGCGGTAAAATTAAAAAAGCTAAAGTATTAGCGAGAAAAAAAAATAAAGATGCTGCCGCATTAGCACGGGGAGAATCTTCTAAAACAGAAACTAGCGGTAGTTTTAGAGACAAATTTCGGGAGTTCTTTAGGAATGACTCTACGGACAAAGAAGACGCGCAGAGAGCTGTTGCAGAGAGAAAAAAACAATTACTAGCCGATAAACTAGATAAAAAACAAACACCAGCCATTAAAAAGCCTGTTGTTAGAGAGAAGCGTGGTCTCGAAGACCTTAACTTTTCTGGCCCCGAAGTAGTTTTAGGCGAAAGAAAAGAGCCTCCTGTTAAGCCTCCTGTTAAGCCTGTTGTTAAGCCTGCTAAGACTCCTGTTAAGGCTCCTGCTCCAAAGACTTTTAAAGACTTTAGTGGCGCAGGCGCATTAAAAAGAGCGCAAGCAGCGGGGGTCAGTAGTTATTTAGGTGCAGATGGAAAAGAAAAGGCTGCTTTACGTAAAGAAGACAGAAAAGAAGGTGAAAGTTTACGCGATTTTTTTAATAGAAAACAAGGCAAGACTAGAAAGATGATGGCTGGCGGAATGGCAAAGAAACCCGTTAAGAAAATGATGAGCGGTGGCATAGCAAAGGGTAAAACTAGCAAAGTTCGCGGTGCTGGCATTGCTAGTAAAGGCGTTCGTCCAGTTAAGATGCGATAATGCGTAGGTATTATAAATCCGGCGGGAAGATATGTGCCAAAGGCAAATCGTGGGCAAAGCGAACCTTTGATACATATCCTTCCGCGTACGCGAACATGGCTGCATCTAAGTATTGCAAAGACCCCAACTATGCAAAGGGATCAAAGGGTAAGAAGTAATGGGTGAGCTTAAAGATTGGCTAGACCAAGACTGGGTTAGGATTGGTACAGACGGTAAGATTAAAGGTAAATGTGGAACGTCTAAAGACAAAAATAACCCAGATAGATGTTTACCTAGAAGCAAAGCGCAGTCGCTTAGTAAAAGCGAAAGAGCAGCTACAGCTAAGAAGAAGAAACTTGCGGGATCAAAAGGAGAGACTGTAGTGAAAAATACAAAACCTGCTACTGTTAAGTTACGTAAGGGTGGCCTTGCTAGAGGTAAACGGTCTATAGCTACAGGCTGCGGGCAAGTAAAAAATAATAGGCGGAAGAAAACACTTTACGTTTGAGGATATAAGTTATGAAAGGTGTAAAGCACTATAAAAGAGACGGTACTGAGCACAAAGGCTCTAGCCATAAAATGGCTGACGGTACTCTTCATACTAATAAGTCACATACTAAAACAAGTGTAAAGTTATTCCATATGAATGAACTTTCCGCTAAAGCTAAGACCAAGGCCAGCGGTAAAACTGCCAAGAAACGGAGCAAGTAGCAATGACCACATCAACCACTACTTCGTTCAATATGGAGTTTACAGAGATAGCGGAAGAAGCGTTTGAACGTGCAGGGCGGGAGATGCGTTCTGGGTATGATCTACGCACCGCTCGACGTTCTATGAACCTACTTACTATTGAGTGGCAGAACCGTGGCATAAACATGTGGACAGTAGATAGCGGCACCATTGACTTAGTTAAAGGTCAAACGCAATACCCGCTACCTGCCGATACTATAGACTTACTAGAACATCAATTACGTACAGGTAGCGGTAATACAGCTACTCAGGCTGACCTCACCCTAAGTCGTATTAGTGTGAGTACCTACGCCTCTATCCCTAACAAGTTAACACAAGGTAGACCAATACAGTTATATATTGAGCGATTACGTGATGCACCACTAGTTAACGTATGGCCTGTACCAGACAACAATGATTATAAATTGTACTACTGGCGTATGCGGCGCATACAAGACGCGGGTAGTGGTGTACAGACTGCGGACATGAACTTTAGGTTTTTTCCTTGCTTAGTAGCAGGCTTGGCTTATTATATAGCTATGAAACTACCTGATATGATGGATCGCGTGCAAATGTTAAAGTCTATATATGACGAGCAGTTTGAGCTTGCCGCAGGAGAAGACAGAGAAAAGACTTCTGCTAGGTTTGTACCTCGTATAGGGTCTATGTAAGTATGGGCAGTAAATTTGCTTCAGGCAATAAAGCTATAGCATACTGCGATGTATGCGGATGGCGGTTTAAGTTAAAAGAACTACGTAGCCTTATAGTAAAAAATAGGGATACAAACATAAAAGCCTGTATTGAGTGTTGGAACGAAGGGCAACCCCAATTGCGACTAGGGGACTTTCCAGTAGATGATCCGCAGGCATTACGTAACCCTCGTCCAGACCAAAGTTTAGGGGATTCAGGAAATACTAGCAGTAGAGATATTTATTGGGGTTGGAATCCTGTAGGCGGCGGCAATAGTCCCTACGATCTAACTCCTAACACCCTACAAGCCGTTGGCAGTGTAGGACAAGTAACAGTAACTACCACGTAGGAGTAGTAACATGCCACAAGGTAAAGGAACATATGGGTCACAAGTAGGTCGGCCTAAAAAAGTAAAAAATAAGATGGGCTACTCAATGGGTGGCATGACTGGTAAGCAATCAAAACTAGACAAAAACAAAGACGGCAAGATTTCCGGCGAAGACTTTAAGATGATGGCTGGCGGTGGTATGGCTAAGATGAGCTACTCAGAAGGTGGCAAAATCAAAGTACGTGGTACTGGCGCGGCTACTAAAGGGTTGTATGCTAGAGGGCCAATGGCTTAAACCATGAACTATACTGAACTAAAAACTAATATCCAAGACATCTGCGAGACTACATTCACAGCAGATCAACTTGCTATGTTTACGAAACAAGCAGAGCAGAAGATATATAGTTCGGTTCAGCTACCTGCGCTTCGTATAGTAGATGACGGGCCATTGGCAAATGGAACTAAACTGTTAAGCCTGCCTACCAACTTCTTGTATACCTATAGCATAGCCGTCATTGCTGTCGATGGTACGTACTCGTTCTTGTTAAACAAGGATGGTAACTTCTTACGTGAGGCGTACCCCGTTGATTCTGTTGCTAATAGGGGACTTCCTAAGTTTTATTCTTACCAAGGACTAGCCTCTAACGGTGTTGCAACTCAATTAGAACTAGCTCCAACTCCTGACGCTAACTATGTAATTGAGCACACCTACGGGTATTACCCTGAGTCTATAGTAACCGCAGCTACTAGTTGGTTAGGTACACACTTTGATTCCGCGTTACTAAACGGAGCATTAATAGAAGCTATACGGTTTATGAAAGGTGAAGCAGATATCATTGCTAATTACGAGAAGATGTATTTACTATCCATTTCACTACTAAAGAATCTTGGAGATGGTAAGCTACGTCAGGATACATATCGTTCTGGGCAGTTTAGAACCCCAGTAAGTTAAGGAATTAGTTAGATGGCGATAACCCAAACAATGTGTACTTCTTTTAAAGTTGCTCTTCTTGATGGGGAAATGGACTTTAGCAGTAACACTAATCAAACATTTAAGATTGCGTTGTTTACGTCTTCAGCAGACTTAGATGCTACTACCGCTGCATACGCTAATACCAACGAAGCATCAGGTACAGGGTATACTGCGGGAGGGGAAACGTTAACAGTATCTACGCGCCCAACATCTACTGATAAAACAGCGTTTCTTACTTTTGCAACCGCCTCGTGGAGTAGTTCTAGCATTACAGCCCGTGGCGCACTTATATACAGATCATCAGGCACTGGAAACAACGCTGTTGCAGTACTAGATTTTGGTGCAGATAAAACAACAGTAAATAGCACGTTTACAGTAACGTTCCCTACAGCAGACAAAGATACCGCTATCATACGGATAGCTTGAGGTTAAATAAATGGCAACGCAATTCACTTCAGTTTTAAAATTAGCCCTCCCTACACAGGGAGAACTTAGTGGTTCATGGGGCAATGTAGTAAACGACAACATAACCTCTATGATAGAACAGGCCATAGCGGGACTAGCGGTAATAAACACTTGGTCTAGTAACTCGCATACTTTGACCTCTGCTAATGGCACTACTTCTGAGTCCCGTTGCGCTATGTTGTCTCTGGTAGCCGCTAGTGGCGCTCCTTCTGCCGCTGCTTCTGTAATTTGCCCCGCCGCTGCTAAAACTTACATTGTTAAGAATGCTTCCGGCCAAGCGGCTACACTAAAAACAGCAAGTGGATCAGGCATTGCCATACCTAACGGTAAGACCATGTTGTTGTTCTGTGACGGAACTAACGTAATTGAAGCAGTAAACCACGTAGTAACTATGTCCGCAGGTACCCTGACTATTACTGGCCTTACTACCTTCGCCTCTATGAAGGGCGCTGACTCAACGACAGTCACGGGCATTCTTGACGAAGACAACATGGCAAGTAATAGCGCCACTAAACTTGTTACTCAGCAGTCGGTTAAAGCCTACGTAGACTCTCAAGTTGGCACAGTAGATACCCTAGCTGAAGTTCTAGCAAATGGTAACACTTCTGGTGGTACAGATATTGTGGCATCTACTGACGATAAAGTTCAGTTCCGTGACTCCGCTATATACATTAACTCTAGCGCAGACGGTCAGCTTGATATTGTTGCAGACACTGAAATACAGATTGCCGCTACTACGATTGATATTAATGGTGCGATCAACGCAAGTGGAGAGATAATTGCAGCCTCTTTAGACATCTCAGGTAACGTAGATATTGACGGAACTACTAACTTAGATGTTGTTGACATTGATGGCGCTGTTGACATGGCGACCACTGCACTGGTTACAGGCGTACTAACCACAACCGCCGCTGCTGTGTTTAATGGTGGCTTTGCTTCTAATGCTGATTCTACTCTTGGCACTGATAAAAAAGTCCAGTTCAGAGACTCAGCAATCTACATAAACTCTAGCGCCGATGGTCAGCTTGATATTGTTGCTGACACAGAAATCCAAATAGCTGCAACTACGATTGATATTAACGGAGCTATCAATGCAAGCGGTGAGATAATCGCTGCGTCCTTAGACATCTCAGGTAACGTAGATATTGACGGAACTACTAACCTTGACGTTGTTGACATTGACGGTGCGGTTGATATGGCTTCTACGCTTACTGTTGCAGGAGTCTTAACAGGTGCTTCTTTAGACATCTCTGGCGATATAGATATTGACGGCACTACTAACCTAGA